ACTATAAAATGTGGATCGAATAGACCATACAATACTAGGTCTATTTAGCTTGTTATTCCTCCGTGTCTATATGAATTGAGATATCATCTGGCAATTCTTCAGGGTTTTCAAGTTCAACTGAAAATAAACAAGGATGTAATTCTTCTTCGACAAGATAAGAATAATATTGATACATGTCTGCGTCATCAAAGGTTCTTTGCTTGTCTGCTTCTTTGATTAATTCTTGATCTCTCAAGTGACCGTCTGGTAATTCATCAAAAGTAAAAGGCATACCATTGATGTAATACATTTTGACAATCATACTTCCACCACGAAACCAACAGAAGTTTGTTGTGATTTTATACTTCATATATCAAAGAATTATTTATCTGAGGTTAATGCTAAATCTGCATATTTAATCATATGTGGTTCAAGCATTTGGTCACATACTTCTAAAACTCTCATAAACTCTGCAGAATCCTCACAAGCAATTATCTTATTATCTCCATCACTACTTTTAAGTTTGAAAGTTCTAGCACAGATGTCTACAATAACTTCGTATACAAAATCTTCCATATGAAATAATTTTTTTTTCTTATTATAGCATATGTATAAAAATAGTCAAGTTATGAGACAAGGTGAACGCCAAATTGTCCTCTTATTATGGAACCTCCAAAGTTAGTACTAATATTTTCAAACTGTAATTCAAGATAATCACTTGCAGTAAGATCGACAAGTATTGAAAAACTCCAGAAAAATTCCTGATCGTTTGTACTTCCTAATGTATTAAAAGGATACGCATTCACATCTGGATAGTCATTTCCATTTCTCATTAATTTAAATCGCACACCATCACCAGCATCAGCAGTGGTATAGTTTCCACCTGATGCCATAGCAGTTACCAGATATATTCCAGATACTGGAACTTGAACTCTGCTATTACCATTAGATAAGGTCATCCCTCCCTGATTTATATGAACACCTGAAAATCGAACAGGTGTATTATTAATACCGCTCCCGAAAGTTCCTATATTACTAACAGTATGTAATTGAACACAAGGTTGTGCTGTGACAGTCAGATTACCAGATATTGAAACATCTCCACTGATGTCAACTTGTCCATCATATTTAATACGTAATCTCTCATTAACTGTGGTATTACCACTCTTCAAAGCGACTATAAAGTCAGAACGATGAGCATTTCCATCGCCAGGATCCACTGCTCCAATATAAACTACACCAGGATTTGCAGTGGAACTATTTCTATAAGTTCTAAATTCAGCTAAAGCTGCTGTTTTATGTGTTGTTTGGTCATTATTTCGTATTTGTAAACCAATTGAACTATCAGGGATATTGGCGTTTGTATCTGTACCATCCCATTGATATGTGTCTACTGTATCTCTAACAAAATTACCATCGGTGTTAGTACTAGGAATTAATACTTTACCATTTGCTTGAATGCGAAATCTTTCAACTCCTTCAGTCGTGACTTTGAAGTGTCCGTCTGAACCTGTATCTATAACTTCTGCTTCACTATTTCCTTCGGATATTTTATCATTCGCAACAGCAGGATCAATTGATCCTTTAAAAACTCCATAATATTCCCTTGCAGTTACAATACCAACAGATAATATACTAGTATTAGAATCATCAACTGTAACATTTGGATTGTTAGATCCAATTGCAACATCACCTTCTTTTGTGATTCTAATTCTTTCTACACCTGCTGTGCTGAATGTTTGAACATCACCACCAAATTCTGCATATAATTTTCCATATACGAAAACATCATCATAAAACTCAGTTTTTTGACTAATAAAATTTATATCTTCATTCTCAGAATCTGGAGTTGGGACACCACCACCTTTAAAATCTGTCATGGTCTACCTCAACTATACATACTAGCTGGAACTGTTGTTCCAGAAAATACTGTTCCACTCCAACTTACATCACGAACAGATATTTTACCTCTTGGTGCCTTTATATAACATTCGTTTGACCTCATATTAATTTTATTTGCTTTAACTGAAAAATTAGAACCAGCGTTAATTGTTAAATCTCTTGCTGCATCTAACATTATGTTTGTACCAGTAACTCTTACATCACCATTGCTTAACGCTGTAATCCATACATCACCACTTGAACCTACAATATTAAGACAAACACCACCACCTCCAACCTTTTTACCTCCAACTATCTCTATGCACTGGTCATTGTAAATATGAAACAATCCACCCTCTGTCATTCCATATGAACTTTGTTGACCACCCTTTGAGGATGCCAGCATATTGTATACAATCGGACCACTAAAACCCTCTTGAGGATTATTAGCATCAAATTTTACATTTGGAGTAAATGCCTCGTAGTTTCGTAGTTGCCAGTTCTCGTTTGGTTTAGTCATAAAATTATTTAGTATCCTCCTCCATAACCAGGTGAGGGAGAAGGTGATGGACTTGGTGAAGGTGAAGGTGAAGGTGAAGGACTTGGTGAAGGTGAAGGTGAAGGTGAAGGTGAAGGTGATGGATTTGGGGTAGGAGGAGTATAAGTTGGTTGAGACGCTTGTTGAGAGGACATTTGAGTTGAAGTGTCAACACTTGGGATAGACTGAACTGTGGTATCAGAAACATCTGCTTGTGCTGTTGTTGAAGAAATTGTAGTGATCGTAGTGGTCTGAGACGCTAAACCTCTTGATGTTCTACTTTCTTGAGGGGTATCATAAATTATAAAATCATTATCAGAATGTGTAGCACCAGTCATTTTTACACCATTTGCCATAACATGGAAAGGTCCATAATAAGGATCACCATTTACAAATCCAACAATACCATCACGAGGAGTAATACAATCAATAACTTGTTTAATCTCTCCTTGATATTCAGGTCTTGGTGTAAGTATTGGACTTAATATTGCTCCGAATCCAGTTTCAGTTGTTATAGATAATTCTGGTACGTCTTTTATTTCTTTAACGTTGTTTGTTTTAGGATTTGGGGGTATAACATTTAGTATTTTTCCATTTTCATCTAAAAATATGTCGTAAACATTACCCTGATTATCAGTCACTATATCATTATTTTTATAATTTTCACCTGGATTTACAACTAATACGTGATCGATGGTATATGATTCATTATTAGGATCAGTGACAGGATAATTCTCACCACCATTAACAACGTAAATATCAGTAACTTGTTGATAGGTGGGTGATTGTGGATCATAATCTATAACAGCGTTTGCAATCGCACCATATCCTTGATTACAAGTATCAACTATCTCTACAAATGGTTCAGATGTGTAATTTCCACCGCCATTTGTCATATTGATTCCTAATAAACTTCCAGTTTGTTCAGCAAAAGCATCACCTACCAGTGCACCAACTATCGCTGCTCCAGTTGCTCCTTCACCGCCTCCACCAAAAATTTTAACATTGATACCAGAACAATCTAAAGGTGGTCCTGTATAACAATCACCCAAAGCACTATTAAATCCAGGTTCATTGCTTGCCATACTCATAAAATCAAAAGCACCAACACCAGGTATATTAACACCACTAAGTAGAGCAGCAGTGATTCCACCAGGTGCACCAGCAGCTTCTTGAATTGACTGTGCTGCATTTGCAACTCCTAATAATTTTGTTGCTAAACTTTCAAGTGGTGGCATAGGAATACTCTTTGGACCTTTTCCTATGACCCATTGATTTGTTTTTGCACCCAATGCATCAGCAGCTGTTGGTAAATCACACTCTAACAATTGTGATAATCCAAGTAATCCCTCTGCTTTTGATCTTAACATATCAGCGATATTACCAGGAAATATATCTGCAATGTCACCCATCAAAGGAGCAAGTGCGTCATCAATGCTTCCAATTATACTATTCAATATTCCAGCAGTAAATTGATCAACAATACAAGGTGTGATGTTAGCAACATTATCAAGAAAAGGTGCTAACAGACTTGCAATATTACCTTGTAACTTATCAGTTACATTTTTCATCATACAAGGTATTGCATTTTCTATATTCAAAATTGCAGGAACTTTAGCCATTTGTGCTGCTTGTGCTGCCTTTTTTGCCATAGCAGGATTCATAGTCTCCTCAAGCACTCGACCATATTCAGACTTATATAAATTTTTCAAACCAGTATTTAACTTAGGTGCCATATCATCGAAGGTTGATGTGATCATACTCGCTGACATACCAGTAGCAGTATTTGCTAAGTCTCTAGATGTATTACTTAAAATTTTTAATTTGTCTTTTGGAACGGCTGCCTTGTAATTTTTAAAAGAGTTTTGAATCGTAGAATTTATTTTATTAATTGAAGATCTAGCACCACTCGCATCACCAGCAGTAATTGTGTCACCTAAAACAGTACTTGCAACTCTGGTAACTTTACCAGTGGCTTCTTCTATTTTTTTAGCAGTTGCAACATCTACTTGTCGATTTGTTGGACTAGAAGCACTATTTTGATCTCCAGCTTCACTCTGTGCAATATTATCATTTGGTTTTACTTTGCTAGTATATCCTGTAAAAGGAGTGAATGGTTCTGAGTATTGTTTATTTTTTGCAACTGCAGCTGCAGGAACTGAGCTAGAAAAAACACCCAATATGACTGGTTGTTGTGCATTATCACCATCCAAAAAGAAACCAAGAACATTATCACCAGGTGATATTTTAGGAGGTTTTCCTCTACCTGCTCTACCAGATCCTGCTTCAGGAGACTTTAATATATGTGCCCAAGGTAGTTCCTCATTCTTTAGTTCAACATCATCATCTGGATGATATCCAAGAATTCTAACCTTGAGTCTGTCACCCCATCCACCACCATTTACTTGATCACCTTGTGCTTCTTCAGGTGCTACTTGTCCTACCCACCAAGGAAATCCATCTCTCCCTATGAAATTACTTTGTATTAAAGAATTTTCAATCATGCCGACCTCCTACCATTAGTATCCCTTACCACTTGTAGTTTTGTATATGAACCTTTTGAATTAAAGAAGTGTGTTAGTTTTTTAATTAAATACAATCCACTTTGTATTTCATCAGGTTCTTTTCTATCTTCAACATCTATTCTGGGGAAATCACAATTAATTATATCACCAGCTTTTAAATTTGTATTTAAAGGAATTGTCATTGTCAAAACTTGAGTGAACAATGTATTATATCTCATCATTGATTGAGAGTGAATCTTTGCAGGATCTGCATTACTATCAATAGATACTTTTGAATCTGTTGTACCAATATCTAGTATACCAGTGACATATCTACTGGGAACTGATGCTAATGTCCTACTATCCCTTGCACTCAACGAAGGAAGTATCACATCTGCATCTGAACCTAAGTTTTCTATTTTACCTGTATAATCTTCCGTTTTAAATATTGTTTGAGTGGTAGGTGTATACTCAAAAGTGAGAGGATTCATGTATTTTCTATGACTACAATATGCACCTCTCTCCAAATTTTCTAATAAATTTTGATTTCTCGATGTTGTAAATTCTAATATCTTAAAATCTTTGGTTGTGTCGTTTGTATCAATAATACCTGGTGAGTAAGCATATTTTTGTGGATAAGGATCTGTCCTGATTAACGAGTCTATTGATTTAAATCGATATCCTTTTTGAGTTTCAAAGAAAAAATATCCTGCTGTTGCATCTTTACCTGAAACATTACCAGGTACAGACTTTGATGCAAGCATAGTTAAAATAGTAAATGGTTTTCTCATATTACCAATAAAACCATATGGATTTTGTGTTTCATCTACATCATACAATTTGTCACTACTTAAATAATTTTTACATATATCTTCTACACTGTCAGATATTTTTTGTGATGAAGGGAATCTTTTTCCAACCCTTATAGTTTCATTTGTTATCGCCTCTCTTGAAATTAAATTTAAAGTAAAAGTTTCTCTTCCACTATCAATCATAACATTCGTTATTGAACCAACGTACAAATCAGAGAACTCTAATCCTTTATTATCCTCTGAATTACCTGCAATCTTTATCTCCATTTTTTCACCACCCCTTAAAGGCATACCATTATAAAGAGATTGAACTTTACCATCTTCACCTTCTATTGAATTACCAGTATTAGCAACTACAACCATCGCTGTTATCATCGGTGAATAAACATCCTCGTTGTAATTAAAACTAATAACACCTCCAGATAATTCAGCATTTTTTGAACCATCAACTGAATGTATCATAAATTTTTCGTATAGTGATTTATCTATTGCAGCCATTATGTGTATTTGAGTGTTGAAGTGCTTTGCATTTTCATAAGCATTTTTTCATCATTCACTTGTTGACTAACATCAAATGAGGGAGAACTGCCCATAGGGGAACTCGCTGAAGGTTTAGAAACATTCATTGGTTTATCTACGATAATCACTTTAGTTCCTGATTTTCTTTTAGTCTGAACATTCACTTCTTTTTTAGAGGGAGTTACAAGTGATGACAAATTTACTTTTCTAGAACCTGACTGAAAATCAGGTTCATATTGTTCAACAGGAGCAAGCATAGTATTACTTGCAGGTGTTACACTTTGACTTATACTTTCAACATTATCAGGTGTTTCTAAGAAAGGAGTTGTAGCGACAGTTGTAGTAGTCGATTTCTTTTCTACTTTTTTTGTTAATTCTTTTTCTTTTTCCTTTATTATATTTCTTGGATCTACAATACCTCCTCCACCGCCCGATGTTGCAGACGAATCACCCCCTTCTACACCTCCAGAAGCAGAATCTGCTTCAAACGCTGACTCTAAATCATTTCTTACACCCTCTATATCATCCGAGTCACCTTCAACTACATCTTCATCTTCATCTTCATCTGCTTCTTTAGTAGAATCTGTAATTTTATTAGTTGTATCTTCTATCTCTTTTTTCTGTGCAGTTATCTCAGCTGGTTCTTCCAAATCAGCTTCTGTTTCATCACTCTTTTTTTTATCTGTTTCTTCTTCAGCGTCTACATCTAATCCTGGTGGATTTTCTAGTCCTAAATTATCAGATGCCTGTGGGTCTTCTGCAAATTCTGTTGCTGCTAAAACTAAATTTTGTTGAGCAGATGCTAATCCTCCTTGTGCTTGTTCTAATCCAGATTCAATATCTTTTTTATCTTTAAGAAAATCAAATCTTAATAAACTTGATAGAGTTTCTTGAAGAACTGATCCTATTCCAAAAACAATATTCTTTATACTATCAATAAAAAATCCTAATATTCCAGTCACAGACGAAATCTTTTTTATCAATCCTTGTATGCCTGAAATTATTTTTGGTAAATTAGTTACAGCCCATCCTAATATTAATATTCCAATAAAATCTAACATTCTACCAAGGAAACCTCTTGTACTCTTTGCTAGAATTGTTCCCTGTGTTTTTGGAACTCCTTGTATTGATGATGCTTCTAATTCATCCTCTCTATCTTTTCTTCTTATATTTTCTTGTCTCTTCCTAAAAAATGCATTATCATTACGAATAAGCCTACTCTTAAAAATATTTTTTTGTCTAGTTGTTTTTATTATCTCATCAGCATTTTTTCTCGCAGATTTAATCCCCTCCGAAAAACTTATAACAGCATCATTTATAGATCTAATACTGATTGAAGATTTAAATAATGAATTTCTTCTAGACTGAATTGACATTATGCGTTAGCTCCATATCTAGATGTTGCAAATAATGTATGAGGATTGTTATTATCAAATCCTATAAATGGAATATCATTTGTTCGAGTGCTACTTGATTGTCCTCCACCACCACTATCACCATTGCCACTCTGCATCATATTTGGAACAGGGAAATTAATTATTTCAGGAGCACCCTCCTCTAAACTTGAAACTTTTTCTGCTACGTTATTTAATGACATTTTATTAATAGGTGTTATTGATTTGTCAACCATACCACCCTTATTCAATGATTCAAAGAAACTTGCACCAATCCTTTCGGTAGTTCCTTTTGTCATTACAAACTCACCTGGTGTGAGCATTGCTGGAACTATATCTCTATTAACTGAAGGACCACGAACTTTACCACCTCTATTAAATAATGCAGGTGCTAATTCTGCTTCTTGTTCTTCATTCATACCTTGTTGATCATCGGACGTTTTGAACCCAAGCATCGTTTTCAATCCTTTATAGATATTCTTAAATACATCAGGACCTAAGAAACCACCTATCAGTCCACCTATTAAAGCACCAGGACCAGCACCAATACCTCCAACAAATGCTCCAATTGCACTACCTATTGCAGCACCAGCTTTAACACCTGCAAAAAATCCTGCTGCACCTGCAAGTGCCTCATCAATAGGATTTTTAAAGATAAGAAAATCTATAAGAAAAGCACCAATCGCACCTCCTTTTCCTTTAAATGGAAGTGCCAATTTTCTCAGTAATCCCATAAAACCTTTTCCACCAGCACCCTGTACTGCTTGTTTACCAAGTTCTTTTGTTACTACTTTTGCTGTTCCTTTTCCACCTGCTTCATCTAGGAATGGTAAAAACTTTTTAAATTGATTTTTTACAAATTCAAAAGTTAATCCCAATCCTCCGAATATCGCAGCACCTAATCCTATATCAAGTGTGCGATTTCCAGTAGAAGGTATCACACTGTTTAATCCAGCCGCTAATGTAGCAGTGACTGCTAAAAATGGTTTTCTTAAAAATGCACCCCTACCAATTCTGAACGCTGTTGTTCCAAGAAATCCAATACCTTGTATAATTCTTTTAAATCCAAGACTTAAAGCTAAGAGAGTTCCACCTGCTACAACTAATGCTCTTGTCAGAGCAGTTTTTAATTGATTCATCAAATCAATATTACCGTCTGAAGTTGCTCTTATTAAATTAATAACAGTATTTGTCAACCACCCACCAGCTAATATGAGGAAGAAATTAGTTAGTCTTGATAGAGCAAATTGTGTTTTTTGTGCTAATCTACGAACTGGGAATGTAAGTGCGTTTTGAATTCTACTTTCTATTTGACTTTCTTTTCCTTCTCTAAGTCCTTGCTCTGCTAATATTGCTTCACGATTTTGTCTTGCTGTTTCTCTCTGTCTTTCTAATGTATCACTTAGAGATAAATTATCTTTAATTGCAAGTAGTGAACCATTTAAACCCGCAACTTGTGAGGAAATATTTGTTAATTGTCCTGATACGTTATTAAGTGATAACGAATTTTGTTGTAATAAATTTGTTGTTATAGAATCTGGTTGAACTTGTTCTGGAGCACGACGACCAGCGAAGATACTAGAAGACACTGTTCTCCTAATGCCTCTTATACCTCCTGCTATCGGTGATTCTAGTGCTTGTTCCTCATCCATTCCTTTCTTGTTGTGCTTTTAGATTTTCCTCTTCAACATATTGTTGTAAAAGTGAAACGTAAATTTCTCTCTCCCAAGGCATCATATTTTCTAGCTCTGTCAAGCTATATTTATGGTGCTGCATCAAGGCAAAATTTAATTTGAAGTATGACGCAAGATCTTCGTGAGCCATACTCACCCGAAAAAATTCTGTAGCCCCTCTAATACAATCTTACATTCTTTTTTAGTATTCGGATTTGTAACCGTTACTGTATGAGATAGTTTTGGCATGGTTTCAAAAAACTTTTCCACCATTTTAAATTGTTTTGAATCCAACTGCTCTAAGAAATCTTTTAATTCCTTTTTGGTACAATCAGACGAACTCCAAGATTCTTCTTCAGAATAAACCTGTTCAATACAAGATGCTACTAAATCAAAAGTATCATCAACATTCATATCTTCGGCAGAAGCAAAATTGTTCTTTATGAATTCATTCAATGATGGGTACTTCATTCTAAGAGTATACTGCTCATCAAGAACAATATCTTTTTCATGTTCATCATTTCTTTGAACTTTTATTGAATCAATATTGATTAAGGCAGGTACTTGTGTCTTCCCATCATCGGGACAAGTAATCATGACCTCAATCTCTTCTCCAACAGATTTTCCACGAATATTCAAAAACAAATATTCAATGTCAAAAGTTGATAATTTTTCAACTTTAATACCTTTAGTTAGAATACATTGTGAGATTACATTTTTGACTGCGTTAGCAATCTGCTTTGTATCTTGAGATTCCATTGCCAAGATGAGAATTTTCTCTTCTTTAACTAAAAAAGGTCTAAATTTTATTTTTCGTTCTGACGAAGGTAACACCAACTCATAAGTCGGTGTTGCAATTTTTGGTAAAGGCATAATATTTTGAGCACTTCAGTGTGATTATTTATAGTGGTTCTTTAAACTTATTATAACACAATTATGGATTTATGCCAGGTGGTGTAGTTGGATAGTTATTTGTCATAGTGTATGTGTTTGAACTACCAGGTTGTATTTGTGCATATGAACCTGATGGATTATCTTTATTTAAATATCTTCCCATTGATTGCATCGCCATCTCAGCTAATTCATCGTCTTTAAGTGATAGTCCATCTTTTGCAACATTACCACGACCAAAACCCAAATCATTATACGCTCTTCTCAAATCTCTCAGTAATGAAGATGATTCACCACAAATATATCGGTCATAACTGAACGAGCAGGTGGCTTTTAACACTTGTGAATTACCATACTGAACACGAACAGAGTTTAATGACAGAGGGAATAATCCAACAAATCTATATTCTAAAAATTGTCTGTGATTTCTTTCAAATTTTACTACTCTTGTATCATTTGATTTATAATCCCTTGGATAATTTAATTGAAAATAGTATGTATCATTACCAGGATCAACCTGATTACCTCCTGTTATATACTCCATCCAATGTTCTAAAAATTTTAAAGATTTGTATTCATTGTCAACATAAAATTCAAAGTTGACCTGTGTGAAATTACGGGTGTGTGCAAATCTCTCCACCATTCCTTGATAATCACCTGTTATGTTTTGTGATGCTAATGCACTACCAGGTAAAACTGCATTGTAGCATAGCAAACCTACATCATCTGCGATAAAAGCATCATTTATTCCTTTTCTTCTTAAATGACTTCTAACTCCACTTGGAGGCAGTGAAAATCTTACAAAATAATTTGATGTCTGAGCTACATTTTGCAACTTAGGCATTATATCTGATATTCCCCTTGGTCTTGGTGCTGGCACTCTAAATACTTCTATAGTATAGTTATTTAGATGGCTTATAGGGGAAAATACTATCCATCCTTTCCTAGAAAGTACAAAGGTGATCCAACGAATATCATTTACAGGTCACTCTGGGAGAGAAAATTTATGGTGTATTGTGATAAAAATGCAAAGATATTAGAGTGGGGAAGTGAAGAGATTGCTCTTCCATACATCTCACCTCACGATAGTCGAGTTCATCGTTACTTTCCAGATTTTTATATCAAAGTGCAAGAGAACACAGGTAAAATAAAAAGATACCTGATTGAAGTTAAACCACTTAAACAAACAACTAAACCAAAAAAACCAAAAAGACAAACCAAAGGTTATATTCGTGAAGCATTTGAATATGCTAGAAATCAAGCAAAGTGGAAAGCAGCAAGAGAGTATTGTGCTGACAGAATGTGGGAGTTTAAAGTCATTACAGAAAAAGAGTTAGATATATGAGTCGTATAGATCCTATAATGAAAAGGTTAATCGGTAATGAAAGTGCCGATGATTTAGCAACAGACATTCTCGAAGTGTTGACTGAGGGAAGTAATGTTCCAGAAGCAGGTAATTTTTATGTTTTTGTATATCAAGCAAAAACACCAGGCATTGCTTATGATTCACATCCTCTTGTTGCAGTGACTGATGTATTTTCATGGGGATTCCGTGGACTTAATTATCATTGGGGTGAAATGAGACAATATACCTTCCCAGAAGTAGTTGGTGGACTATATCAAGTAGATGAAATGGAATTAAGAGATTTAAGAACTTTACCTTTTGTCAAAATCCTACTAAATAGTTAAAAAATTAGGTCGATATGCCATCATCTGCAAGAATAAAACAATTAAGAGGTCAAAATAATCTCTCAAAAAGACAGAAGTTAATAAAGAAACACGGTTTATCTACTTTTAGAGAAGATCCTGTTGAAAATAAAAAACTGCAAGAAAGTTCAGACATTGATTTAACAGGTAATTACAAAAACTCGGATGGTTCACAGGTTAAAAAAAGCAAATTTCTAGGAGATCCAAAAACTGTTGGAGGTACAGATGCAAAGAAATCTCAGACACGAAACAGTAACCTAACGTTCAGATTAGGATATCCACTTGCAAGAGGTTCTTCAGAAAAAACTGGTGATACATTTTTAATTAAATGTTTGGAATATGTTCCTCCAGCATCAGGAATGGGTACATCTTTAGAACTTGACGAGGTAACACAAACAGCAGTAACTGGCGGTACTACAAAAAATATATTTGGTGGGAAGGGAAAAACAGTTAAAGCAGGAGATCAAGTAGTAACAGGATATACAAATTTAAGAATGAATGCGACTGATGCAAACAGTCGAATGAGTCGTAATTCAAAAATAAAATATTATATTGAACTACCAATACCTCAAGAAGTAAACGATTCAAATGTTGTTACTTGGGGTGATAACGAGATGAATATATTCCAATTAGCAGGTATAACAGCTGCCTCTCAATTCATTGATAAACCTGGTGAAACTTTTCAAAAAGGTCTAGATATTATTCAAAAAGGAATTGATCTAGGAGAGGGATTGGATGCACCAACACAAAATGCAATCAGAAATGCAATCTCTGGTGCTGCCATAAATCAGATTGGTGGAAATGTTAATTCTTCAAGTATTATTGCAAGATCTACAGGTCAGGTATTAAACTCAAATTTAGAGTTACTATTTGGAGGAGTTAATTTAAGATCATTCCCATTTAGTGTAACCTTTACGCCAAGATATTACGATGAAATGATAACTGTTAAAAAAATTATAAGACAGTTAAAGATGTCTATGGCAGCGAAAGCAGGTACATTAAATGGTGGTTCTGCATCTGGTGTTTTTCTTAAATCTCCTGATGTATTTTCACTTCGTTACTTGCATAATGGTCAAGATCATCCTTTCTTAAATAAGTTCAAATTGTGTGCTTTAACTGGAATGAGTGTAAACTACACAAACTCAGGAACGTATGCAAGTTATGAGGATGGTACACCAGTAAGTATTAGAATGAGTCTTACATTTAAAGAACTTAATCCAGTTTACTCTGAGGATTATGATGGAATGAGCGATGAAGATGGAGTAGGATTCTAATGGGATAT